TGAAAAGCTGGCAGAACATGAGGATCAATAAGCGTTCGCTCGTTCACCAGATGGAACGCGGCAAGATTGTGCTCTCCCCGCATCGTGCGACCTGGCTTGTCCATGATCGAATTGGTGGCCGGTGGGAATCCAATCGCACGTCGGTGTGTATTATGGGCGCTGGCTGCGAATATTATCCGCTCTATCCAGAGGAGGAGTTGGACTTTGAGCTATGGGGCTGCAATGGCCTGTTTCATCTAGGCTTTGACAATCAGCATCGGTTTCGCGCTGATCGCTGGTTCGAGTTACATCCCTATGAACCGCAAAGTGAATTAGATCTCCAACGCCTGCTGGTCTCTCCTGTCGATGTGTATACCTTAGAAGAAGATCCGTCTTACTGGGTGCCGCGATTTATCCGTTTCCCTCTTGATCGTATTGAGCGGCTAGGGTTTCGGATGACCTTTGCGTCGACCTTTGCCTATCAGATGGCGCTCGCTATAGAAAACAAATTCAAAGTGATCCGGTTAGTGGGTATTTTTATGGTGGCCGGTCGGGAATTGATTGTAGAGCGGGGGAACCTTTTATATTGGATTGGCCTTGCCGAAGGCTTAGGCATAGACGTGCAATTATACAATTGTGACGATTGCTTAATCCAGCATCCCTACAAATATGGCTACGATTATTATCAGGAAAAAGATTATGTAGAAGGATTATGTCGAGACGTGCTGTCCTCCATTGCGAGAGATGGCTATAGGGGATCGCGATGAACTTCAAAGAAATCTTTTTATGCTTTTTGTTTATTCTCTATCTTGGCTTCTTAAATATTCTCGTTTTGGATTTAGCTCTTTTCCCGTTGTTGGTCTTGGCCGCTGGCTCGCTGTTTTGGTTGGTCATCCTACGCTGGCTGGCTATTGTGGAAATCTATTCGGTGTATTGCGTCATGAATGAGATATTGGACTTAGCCTTGGAGCGGATTCAAAAATGTTACAGCAAAGTCACAAACCGCACCGTTCGATGAAAAGCTGCGGACACCTCTAGCGAAAGAGTGGGAAGAAAACATGCGAATTGCCATCACGGGTGCCTCGGGATCATTAGGTCGTCGGCTCGTGTATTATTGCGCCAAGCAAGTCGACACCGAACGTATCGTCGCCTTAATTCGGTCAGAATATGCGCTGGCCTTGCACCATGACCTATTCAAAAAGTTGTTACCGTCTGAAGAATTCGAGCGTATCCATTGGATGCTGGGAGATATTCGCGACCAGGCTCGGCTAGAGAAGGCCTTTCGTGGATGCGACACGGTCGTCCATGCGGCGGCACTCAAGCGCGTCGATAGTATTTTAGAAAATCCCACAGAAATCATTCGCACCAATATTGACGGATTGGTGAAGACGCTAGAAGCCGCCATGGCAGATAACATCAAGAAATTTGTGTTTGTCTCCAGCGATAAAGCCGTGAGTCCGGAAAATTCTTACGGTGCCTCGAAGATGTTAGGCGAGGACCTGGTCAGAAGTTTCAATAGTTATTCCTTGCCGCGTGGCATGGCCTGTCTTTCGGTGCGTTATGGCAATGTGTTGGGCAGCCGCGGCAGTGTGTATTGGTTATGGCGAAAAGAACTGGAGAAAAATTATCCGGTGATCCATATCACCGACAAACGCATGACGCGGTTTTTTATGACCTTCGAGATGGCCATCGACACCATTGTAACCGCTTTAGAGCAAGGCGAAGCCGGTCAGACGATTGTGCCGAGTTGTCAGGCGTATTTGTTAATGGATTTCCTGACCGCCATGATTGATGTCTTGACGCCAGACAAAAAAGACGAAGTAGAGATTCAATCCATGGGCGTGCGAAAAGGCGGGGAGAAGTATCACGAATCATTGTGCCATATCAACCAAGTGGCGTCAGGCTTTTCTACGATCATGAGAGATTCGGCGGCGTATACGGTTTTCCCTGGCGAGGTTACATCGGAACAGACCTTGAGTAGCTATTTATTAAGTTCAAACGTCTTGACCTTTCCTGTCAATCGCATGTCGGTCGGGATGTTGCGAAAAGAATTGGTGCAGTTTGAGATGGATGCGTTGAGCGAATTTGATAAGGTGCCCCATCGGAAGTCGTTAGAAATGGTTGGCGCCCTGGAATAATGTGGAAATGGTGGGACCGAATTGGTCCATGGAAACAAATTCTCCTGATTTGTCTTGCGATGACCATCTACTGCATGGCGATCTTTTTCTTCGTCGATCTGGCGTTCCATTATCTGCGAAAAGGGTTGTAGCGTGGCCTCGGCATTAACGACGGATGATCCCATTCCGGTGCCCTTTCTGCGTGATGAGATTATAGGCATGGCTCCGTATGTGATCGCGGAACCGGCCTCAACGCACGAAAAATCGCATGACCATTGCCTGAGCCATATTCGTGAAGCGGCCAAGGCCGGAGCCTCGGCGATGAAGTTTCAATGGCTCTCCTCGGCGATGGCTCTCGCACAAAAACGACATGCGCCGGATTATGTGGAGGCCTATCAAAAGATCGCCTTCCCGTATGAGTGGCACAAGGACTTGGCAGAATATACACGCAAAAACAATATGGCCTATGGCTGCTCGATTTATTTGCATTCCGATGTCGAACCGATTGCCCCCTTTGTAGATTTCTTTAAAGTCTCGTCATTCGAGGCGAGTGACATTGCCTTAATTGAATGGATGGGCATTTTCGGTAAGCCCATTTATGTGTCATTAGGAATGCGTGACGACCGCCAATGCCGGTCCATGATTCGCCAGGTGATGCGATCCGATATTGAGGTGCCGGTGTATTTTTTGTATTGCACCACCGGCTATCCGGTGCCGGTAGAGGAATTGAACCTGGCGGTGCTGACGAGTTGGATTTACCACGGCTACTCTGACCATTCCGCTGATCCAACCGTTGGCGCCAGAGCCTATGCCGCAGGTGCGAGAGTTTTTGAAGTGCATACCCGCCTGGAGCAGACACCTCAAACGAATGCCGACTATGCTGTGTCCTTAACCTATAGAGAATTTCAAGCCTATATTCATGCGATTCATGAGCAACGGACATATTTTGGAAGTAATACGCGAACGATTCAGCCGATTGAAGACCAATTCAAAAAATATAAGCGTTGAAATAGTGATGCATTCGGACATGCGATTTTCGGGACATCTGGTGGCGCTCCGGCTTGCAACAACCCGTATCGCCGACACCTTTTTTACCTGGGGATTGCGGAACGGGGAAAGAGGCCGTGCCGTCTCACGCAATAAAGACCCGATCCCATGGGAACGACATCTGGCATGGTTTAAGGCTTTCACCGAAGTTCATGGCCAGGCCTTATACATCGTCGATATTCCTGCCATGCAAGGCTTGCGGATCGGGACAGGCCGTATTCACCATGTCGACCAAGACGACTGTGAAATTTCGTACATGCTGAGTGAGGCGGCAACCGGCCAAGGCGTCGGCACCTGGCTGGTCGCCCAACTGTGCAAGAAGGCCAGCCACTTTCATTATGCCAATGTGATAGCTGAAGTCCAGCCAGATAATCTGACCTCATGCCATGTCTTAGAAAAAAATGGTTTTCACTTAGAGTCAACCAATACATCGGATTTAATCCGGTACCAAAAATCTCTAGCCTAAGGAGTGGCGCCCATGTGGTATTTCACGCTTATCATTACAGATTCGGCAGAGGAAGGGATCGTTAAGAAGGAAACACATGGGCCATTTTATAAGAAATTTCTGGCAGATACGATATTGGCTGCACGGCAAGCAGAATTGATCGACCAATATTCGGCCCGCACGACCAAAGGCGTCGTGTCCATCATGGTCGTGCCGTCGGCTGAGGCGGCAGAATTAGCCGCCATCCCATCTGGTGGCATTGTGATTTAATGCCTATTTTAGCACTTGCGGATAATTCCATCGCTGGGATTAGTTCGCACCGGCATTGTGCGATTACCTGGAACCGATTTTGTGCGAAACATCCTGCCGCGTGGTTCTGGCATACGACCGCTTTCCTCGACTATCTGGCAGTCGGGGCCGAAAACTATTCATTCTTGTATGTCGACGATGAGATGAGAACGCAAGCCATCGTGCCCTTGGTCTTTCGTGATGGGAAAGAAGTGGACGGCTATCCCTTGCCGTGCCCATTATTTAATGACTCAGCCGAAAATCTGACAGAAATCAAACACATATGCCGCGATCATGCCGAGAAAATTCTCAAAGAGCATCGGTGCTCACCGTGGCGTGTTCGGTTCTCTCCACTGGTGAATGACTATGCCTCGCCCTGTTATTTTTTGCCAGGCGAAGACACGACGCACGAATCGGTTGTGATTGACCTGGGAGAACCTAGAGATATCCGATGGACCAATCTTCGTAAAAGCAATAAGGGCCTGATTAACAAAGCGAAGCGCCATTTTACGTTTCATGTGCATCCGGAAGACTGGCAAGAAAATTTCCGATTGATGCACCTATGTGAGCGTGGGCAAACGCGCCCGACTGCAACATGGGATGAATTGAATCATTGGGTTGAGTCAGGGCAGGCCGAGGTGTTTGGCGTCAAAAGTGGCGACTATTGGATCGGGTTTGAACTGGCGAATGTGTATAAAAACAGCCTGTATAACGCTATTCTCACGACGACCGAGCGCGATATTACCTCGTACATGCTGTGGGAAATTTCAGAATTGTATGCTCAACAAGGCTTTAGTCACTTTGAAATTGGTTGGTATGGCGTCGCCACGACAAAGAAGGAACAGGCCATTGAAATGTTTAGAAAGGGCATGGGCGGCACGCTGAAATCTTGGAAAACAACCTTACTCTATGACCTATAGAGCGACCTTGAGGTGAGCCGTTGGATAAGCGACAGGGCACGGACTCATTGTCTTTAGATTTACAGGAAGATGTTCCGTTGCCGAGCCTGACCGATGTCTTGCAGCGGCTCTTTCGTAAAACCTTAGAAAAGAATCGGCTCATGCTGAACACGAACCAGGATATCCGATCTGTGACCATCACGGTACGCCTCACCGAATTGGGACGGCCGTATAAGGTCTTGCTCTTACCGTCACACGAAAGCAATGGAGAATGACTAGCGACTTTGAAAAATTTGTACTAAGATAATAATCACAATTGAGGCTGCACCTGGGCGCAGATGCGAAGGCCCTGTCACCTGTCGGGAATATCCGATAGCTGACAGGGTCTTTTTTTTTGTCACGACCTTCATAGGGAATAGAAAGAGGAGGAAATACTAATGCCACTTATGCATTTAGGCCGAAACAATCTCGCCGCACTCGCTACAGGAGCAGGGAAGGCGTATGACTCGACAGGCGCCATTTTGCAAGTTAGCTCCGCAACCTCGACGACCTTTACCGCAACCAGTACCTCGGTGGCTGGAACACCAGTCGCCACCACCATGGAGTCGGGTTATCCCATTCTATCGACCAATCAGATGACCTTTCGCGGCGTCGCTTCAACCGATCAGGCCAATTTCCAATGGGAATGTTGGGGCGTGACGAATTCCACCGCCACCGGCGCCGGTGATTTGTTGAACCGTGCTCAAGAAACCTTGGGAACGAAAACGAACGCACAATCCTGGCAGTTTACCGCGGACATAACATTAACCACTTGAATCTATTGAAGAATTTCGTTTGCAAACTGCCACATGGATTAAGGCTAACAGGAAAGGAATTGGGATATGCGTAGACCCGTTATATGGATGGATACAGACGAATGGAAGGCAAAGTCTGCCAAGGACGAAGAGATCGCCGAAGGCTATGCGCTACGAAAAATTTGCGATGACTTGCAGATCAAAGCCGTCGATGAGGCCGAGCGTACCCTTCGATTTGTCGTGAGTACGGCTTCGCCCGACCGTGACAAAGACACTGTGGCGGTAAATGGCTGGAATTTAGAATCATTCCGGCGCTCTCCGGTGATTCCCTTTGCCCATGATTATCGAAACCTTCCCGTGGCGAAAGCCATAGAGATCGGCCCACAAAAAGAAGGCTTGGTGAGTACGGCGCAATTTGCGTCGAAAGAGTTATATCCGTTCGCCGACACGGTCTACCAGATGCTTTTGCAGGGATTTCTCAGCGCCGTGTCGGTGGGTTTTCGGCCCATGAAGCATGAAGTTAACAAGGAACGTGGCGGCATAGATTTTTTACAACAAGAGCTTTTGGAATATTCCGTCGTGCCGGTGCCCGCCAATCCTGAAGCCTTAATCCAGGCACGATCCGCAGGAATTGACGTGGCGCCATTGAAATTCTGGGCCGAGGAAGTCCTGGACGAATTTCATGGCGAATCCATGATTTGTGTGCCAAAAGGCTCGCTAGAACAGATGGTAAAGAGCCTAAGCCCGACGACGGTGACGGTGGGCGAACTCGACACGCCATTGAAGAGTGCCGCAGAAATAGCGACCGACAAAAAAGAGACAGAATTTCCTGCCAAGGCCATGGCTGAGGAAATAGGAATCATTGAAGACGGAGATATTACGACAGGGGCGATTCTATCCGAGACGGCCATAAATGATGGATTAGATGAGGCCCAAAAGCTGGTCGATGCCACAGGGAAAGAGATTCAACAGAAAGTGGACCCCGTCGCACTCCAGCAAGCCTTGCCGGAAAGCTATGAATGGATCACGCAACAACTGATGGCCGATGTCACGGGATTTCTAACCCGCAACGGCATCGAATTTCGACCAGAATTAGATGCGGTCTTTCCAATTTCGACCTTTGCCGATTCGCTGGTGGTGTGCGTGCTCGGGCGCGATCGGCCTTACAGCGATGATCCCTGTTTTCGCGGAGCCTATAAGCGGGATCGGCGGCTCGGTGGGATGCCGCGTTTTAAAGGCGAGCCAGAAAAGGTCGATATTCAAGTTTCGGTTGACCTTGTGCAAGCAGCTCAGCAACTCAACGCGAATCTGGAGAATTTTAAGTTCGCGACTGGCGGGGTTATCAGCGACGCCAAAAAATCTGTAGAGGTCACAATTCACGATGAACGAGCGAAAGGCGCCTTGATCGCGAAAGGGCCTGACATTAAAGGGTCGGAGCCAGCCGTCTTGGATTTCGTGGCTGGTGAAATTGACATGAAAGACATGCAGGAATGTTTGAGTGCAGTGATCGTAAAAACCATGAAACAAGAAGTGCGCGAACGAGTGGGAGAAACCATGCGAGCAATGCGGGGACGTGTTGATTAATTTTATCTGAGGGAGGGATTAAAACCAATGTCTATGACAAAAGAGCAATTGACGACCCAACTAGAAGAACTGATTTTTCCGATGATGAAGGAAAAACTCGGCCCCATGGTCACGGATGCTGTCGCCGATGCAATTAAAGCAGCCAGTTCGACCCAGACGCCGGACCCAGTGCAATCTACGAAACAGATTCACAAAGATTTGTCGAGCCTCAAAGAATTAAAAGAGACCTATTCACAAGGCATCCTCTTTGGTAAGGCCGTGCGAGCCTTGGCCTTTGCGAAGCAGCAAGGCGGCGGGCCTGAAATGGGCTTGGCGGTATTGCGGGAGTGGGGCAATGGCGACATTGCGGATTATCTAGAAACGACCAGAAGTAAAGCCATGGCCGCTGGTGAGCCAACCGCAGGCGGGTTCCTTGTTCCCGATCAATTCTCCCAAGACGTGATTGAGTTCTTGCGACCGATGTCGGCGGTGCGAAGTTTGAACCCGATGGTTTTACCCATGCCGACCGGGACGATTCGCGTGCCGAAAATTACGGCTGGGTCCAGCGGCAGTTATATCGGAGAGAACCAGAATGCTCCAGCCAGCCAGGTTGGAACGGGCCAAGTAACCTTGACCTGGAAAAAGCTTGCTGTGCTTGTGCCTCTCTCCAATGACTTGGTGCGTTTTTCTTCGCCAGGAGCCGATGCCATCGTGCGCGACGACATGGTTCGTGGGATGGCCGAGAGAGAAAATCGGGCGTTCTTACGCGGGACGGGGACCGACTCTGGCCCGAAGGGCCTGCGCTATTGGGCACCGACAGGCAACATTCTTGCCGCCACCGCAGGTCAAGCCCTCGCCGATGTGACGGCTGATTTAGGTCGATGCATTTTGGCCTTAAAAGAAAACAATGTGCCGATGACCCGACCCGCGTGGATCATGGCACCGCGAACTGAACAATTCCTTGCCACCGTTCAAACCACGACCGGCGCCTTCGTCTTTCGAGAAGAAATTTTGGCTGGTCGGTTATGGCGGTATCCGGTGGCGGTAACAACCGAAGTGCCGACAAACTTAACCGATCAGGGCGGCAGTACAGAGTCAGAAATTACCTTAGTCGATATGGCTGATGCCGTGATTGGTGAGTCAACCCGTATTTTTGTCGATGTGTCGGACTCGGCAGCGTATGTGGATTCGGGAGGCGCTGTCACGAGTGCCTTTAGCCAAGACCAAACCGTGATCCGTGCCATTGCCGAGCATGATTTCGCCATGCGGCGTGATGTGTCAGCCATGGTCATGAATGGCGTGACCTGGGCTTAAAGGTAAATAGAAATATGGGCAGGCAGTCCTAACGCAATGGCTGCTTGCCCGTTATCAACAACCTGAGCGTTATACAACAAAGGAGTACTCGAATGATTAAAGACATTCCGAAAATGGTGCAGGCTTTAGACTCCACGACAATTTCGTACACCAGTTCACCGGCTGGTGTGGTGCGATCTGGCTGCTCGATTAGTTCCGGTCGATTGATTGATCGGACAAAATTAGGTCGAGGCTATAACGCCTGTGTGCCGTTTGTGATTGGCAGCGGGAATGCGTCGACCGCACTCGATGCCAAAGTATCAATTGGCGTGCATCTGTACACTGGCGACTCAAGCGGCGGTGGAGATTTAGCCGAATATTCCACGCACAATCGTCCCGATGTGGCGGTATTCATGTCATCCGCGATGACAACCGAATACACCAATTGGACCACAGGCGCCAAGAAAGTTCAAAGCAATTCCAAAGTGTATGACCTGCGAGGAGCGAGCCGGTATATCGCCTTAGGCGCAACGCCAACGATTAATTTCAATGCGACGAGCACCACGGCGGCTGGAGCGTTGCTGACGATTAGTGGTGGCCTGGCCATGGTGATTTCTGACGAAGATCCACAAGCATCTGATGATGCTGATGCCTACAGCACTAGCACCAGCACGTAAGGAGGGCCAGTAGCTTTTTACTCACCTTCAGATAAGTAGGAGGACGCAAAAATGTCTGGAGAAAAAGTAGTTATTAGGTTTTCTGCACCGCATGCGCTCCCTGGCGGCCCAGGCTATAACGCTGGGGAGCAAGCGGCGTTTTCTCGTGAAGTCGCCGAAGAGATTGTCAACTTGAATCGCGGCGCGATCATTCGTGTCGTGCCCGATCCAATCAAAGCATTCGAGACCCCGCCTCAAGACAAAATGATTGCCGAGCCTGACAAGAAAAAATCGCGTCGGCGATATGGGGAGGTTGAGCAACATGGCTGAGGTGACCTTTGACCATAAATGCGATGCCCATCCATTGGTCAAAGATGCAGAAAGAGCCGAAGTCTATGTGGAGCCGCGTCGACCGAATGTGGCTATCGTGGGATTCGCGTCATCCAGCACGCTCGACGCGCCGTTTGACGACCCAGACTTTGAGATCTGGGGCATGAATCAACTCTACAGATGGATTCCTCGTGCCGATCGGTGGTTCGAGATCCATGACAACTATCACGAATATGTGGTCGAGGGCACCGATCATATCGGTTGGCTAAAGACTTGTCCTATTCCCGTATATATGACCAGGCATTGGCCTGAATTCCCCAACAGTGTGCGCTATCCCATCGAGCGCATGAAGGCACGATTCAGTTCGTATTTTACGAGCAGTATCGCTTTTATGTTGGCCTTGGCCATAGATGAAGGCTTTAAGCGGATAGATTTGTTTGGCATCGATTTATCCGCTTAAAGCC